TCTGATACACTTCTTTATTAGGAAAATGAGTTGGAAGCTTGTGACACATAAGATGTGTGATGTCAAGTCCTTCTTTACCATCGCCTCGTGTTAGTACTTTCTGTAAAACACCCTCACCAATAAGAATACTTACTGCGGCTCCGTCTAGTTTTGGACTAACAAATGCTTCTTTCCACACAGGTCTATCCTCTGCGTCCCAAATTTTTTGTAGGGAAAACATTGGATATAAATGTGGAAATCTTTTTTCTGAATTGGCTGAATAGCCTACATCTTCGATACTTGCAAGTTCTAATAAGTGGTCATATATCTCATCAGACATGATGGGATTGCCTTCATAATATGCTTGCGCTGCTGTTCTAACTAATTTGTCTATCATTTGCCTATATGCTCAATGTCACTATTAGGTATAACTTGGTAGGCACCTTTGTTATATGCAATAGAGACTGTGTATTGTTTACTTATTTCTTTTTTATAAGAAGTGTCTTTAGGAACTTTATACTCTCCTATAGGTGCACTTTTTATTTCATTTCTTTTTTTGTTTTCTGTATACTCTTTTCGCTTTACTGCCGACCAGCCAAGGTTGACTTTAGGTCGTTTTCTGCGAAGTGGTCTTCTTTTTCTTTTACGCCCATGTTGGTCGTAGCTCATGTTTCCTTTTATAATCATATGTATATTATACTAAAATTATGAGGATTTGTCAAGAATTATTTTTTTATGATTGATAGGTATTTGTTATCAACTCTTTAAACTCTCTTTCTAGTATCTCTTTACTTTCGGCAAGAGAAATAATCTCCACCAATCCCTGAAAGAGTTCTCTAGTATTATTAAAATCTATAGACATAGCAATACCGTCCTTACTAGGCTTCCATTGTTCATCAAAGTCTTGGTAGTACTTGCGAAGATGTAAATACTCTTTTCCTCTAAAACTATTTATTACTAGTCTTATTTGTTCTGAGTTATCTTCGTTGATTGAAATAACTTTTTCGTATGTTGCTGGTGCTTCATAAAGGTTCATTTTTTATCACCTTGTTTAATGGAACTATAGAAGTTACATTGTCGGGTATAAGTATTCTGTATGAATCTGTATCCCAGCAAAAGCATAAAACAGTATGTTGACCTGCTTTGGCTCTAGTCTTTTTAGACTGAATATACTTGTTATCAAAATCCATTGTGCAAACATTATACTTTAGTTTGCGACTATTTTGACTTCTGTAAGTAATTATTGCATCGCCTGCTCTGTCCATCTTTTCGATGAACTCTTTTTTCTTCATATTGCTCCTTAGTTAATAGTTGAAAATTTTCTTCTTTTTAACTGAAGGTCAATATTTTAGATACAAAAATACCCCGAAACTAGTCGGGGTATAAAACTTACGCGTTTAGTTTATTGATAATGTCAGCAAAGTAATTCGCTGCTTTACCTGTTAATTTATCAATGATTGCCATGTCCACATCGTGTCCTGCATCACTGATTGCTGCACTTAAGCTATCTTGAGCGTCTTGTTTTGATACTCTTGTTCCACCTGTGCTTCCACCTGAGGATTTAGCAGCTGGAGTTTTCTTAACATATACTCCTGCTTTTGTTAGTATCATTCTAACACCATTAGGTGTTTGTCCAAGTTGCTCAGCTATGTCAGCAACAATCTCCATACTGTTTTCTGGAGTTGGTTCTTCAGCAGTATATAATTCTACTGCTTCTTGTTTTGTTTCATCTGTCCAAGTTGACATTTTTCTTCTCCTGTTTTTGTAAGATTCTGGCATGCCTGGGCACCAACCCGTTGACTGCTTCATCTGAAAATAAAATCTATCACTCATAATGACTTCTTTCCTAAATTTATAATATATTATATTAAATTTTGAAAGATTTGTCAAGAACTATTTTAGACATGCTATGAAAAATACTTTTTCAATGCCGCTAATTTATCTTCGAGAGCTGCTAGCTTGTCTAGTTCTGCGTCAAGAGTTTCAATAATGTCTCCGTGTTCTGCTAGCCCTACATGAGAGCCTAGCAAGACTTGGATATTCATTTTGTGGGCTTCTATACCACCCTCATAAAATTTTATGAGTGCTTTAACTAATCCTTCTCTATAATTGCTCATGTTTCCTCGAATAATGTTAATAAATACTTAGAACAGAATCTCTCTCTCAAGTCGTCACTTATGATACAACCGAGTAAAAAGACTGCTCCTAATGTTAATCCGACCAAAAATATTAAAAATATAACTGGCCAATACTGTGTTGTTGTATGGTGTGGGTGAGTTTTGCGCATAAACTTGTGTATCGGCCACCATAGACGATACATTAACATTCCTACGCTTGACATATAAAATGCCAATAATAATTCCCACATTGATAATCCTTATAAATATTCTTTTAAGTGTCTTAAACTTCCTAGTTCATAGGCTAATGCAAAACTTGTATAGCCTGTTCTACTTCCATCTAGCCATGGAAAGAATGTTTGTGAAGTGTCGCAAGGTTCTAGAACCCATAGTCTATAACAAGGACACCCATACTTTTCTTCATTGTATGGAGTATCAAACTCTTCTATTATCTCTGCGAACTTATTGTTTCTTGGTGACCATACTCTTTCACCTATTTCAAACTTTTCACTTACACACTGCTCTGGTAACATTGCTCTTCTTTTTCCCTCATGGTCAGATTCTGCTAACTTCTGAGGAACACCGAGCCTTTCTATTATGTTTCTAACAAAAGAAGATGAGCGATAAATACTTTGTGCGATATTAGAGATATTATCTCCATCTAAGTAACTTTGAACTACCATACGAATCTCATCTTTGGTAGCCATCTTACCTTTATTCTGCGCTTTTCTTCTTTCTCGAAACTCTTGCGTGTCTCTCCATTCTTCTATTATTTTTGCTAGTCTGGTCGTGTTATACCTTATATTTAGAATATTACAAGCCTCTTTTTTAGTTATAGGATTATCTTGCTCTAGCAAGGACACAACTTTTTCAATGTTTGTGTCCGATAGTTTTTCGTATGATTTACTTTTTATCATAGTGTTCACTCCCTAATAAAATAATTGCGTAGTGGATTATCTTTAGTAAATCTTCAGGGTTATGCCCTGCCTTTTTTCCATATCGTTGTGCATACTTAATTATATTACCGATACAGAATCCTTCACCATGTCCAGAGTCAAATACAAACTCAGTTGTCTGAATTTTACTCTCTCCATAATGCTGTCCGTATGTATCACGAATGTGATTTTGAACCCAATTTAATACTTTATCTTCTTTAAACTTCATCTGTTAGCATCTCAATTAAGGCAGCTAGTCCGCCTATTTTTTCTTCGTTGAAAATAATTTGTGGAAAAGTTCTAGCTCCAGGAAAAGTTGCCATTAAAACATTGGCATCAAAGTCCTCTCCCATCATTAAATACTCTACTTCGCACTTTTTATTTTCTGCTAACATCTTTGCCTGTTTACATGCAGGGCAACTAGGTTTGCTATAAATTATAACTTTGTTCATTTTGCTGTAATCCTTTTGTCATAGTCTGCATAGTCTTCGTTCCACCAATCAGGTTTATCTCTATACTTCCAACTAGCAAATGTTGCTTTGTCTAAATGATAATAGTCTCTGTAAGACTGAATCGGATTACCTTCCATTTTGAGCTCGTCCGGCATGGCTAGTAGGAACTCCGTCATTCCAAGTCTAGGCATGTTTTTGGGTTCTGGTAGTCTGTTAATAACTTCCACCACTGATTTATGCTGCTTCCCGTATCTATAAAAATATTCGTCATTGAGGGCGTTTGCATAACAGTGAACCCATTCGAAGTTATCAAGAGATGACCGAGTCCAAATTGTGCACGGGTGGTTGTACATCATAGGAAGGTAAGGTGTTAAAGGTCTCTCTTCCAGTGGCAAATGTTTAATTTCTGACTTTCGAGAATTAAGTTCTCGAGTTTCCTCTTTATTCAATGCTCGCGGAATGAAACCTAAAACTGAATCCACCCAGATAGCCGTGCATAGCAGCTGGGCTGCTTCTAACGGCATCTTAACAATGTGCTTATCTACATGATATTCTGCACACTTATCTAAATTTTCATCTAAATAAAATAAATTCATAATACATATTATACAGAAATTTGAACCTGTTGTCAAGACTTATTTTTAGTGAGGTTTGTGATAATGTGGGGTAAGAGTAAGTGAAAGTCGAACTACGAGTGAGTCCGACTTTCGTGTATTGAGATAATTATTTTCCGAACGCCTTGCCTGCTTCAGAAATACCAAATGCTCCTAGTGTTACAACTACAAAAGAAGTGTAAATTGTATCTGAAATCTTTAAATCCATGTCCCAAAATGCTGTGAGTAAATCACACATTCCGAACACAGTCATTAAGAAGAATGATATAAAACCTATAATAGCTTTCTCATTTATATCATTATCATCTAGGAATAAATCCATAAACTTCCGTTTAGGTGGAGCAAGCTGGTCACGGGCTTTTTTAGCTTCGTCTTTGAGTTCAGTAATTGTGTCTTCTGCCTTGTCTAGTTTATCAACTAGGGACATATACTTTTCTAAATCAATTTGAACTTCGTTTCTCGAATTGTCAGTTGTTGCATCTGCCATGATTATTTATCCTTTGCCTTTCCGACATTTAATGCGACCCAATCAAGAACCTTATAAAGTTTCTTAACTATGCCATCATCGATAGGTGTAGGAGTTACAGCAGCAACTAATGATGCTCCCATAACTAACCATGGAACAATTTGTATCCATCGGATAATCCATTCGAAGAATTCTAACATTCTAGTCTCCTTGTTCGGTAGTCGTTACTGTTTTATAGTAAACTACTACCTCTTTGAGCTCTCTAATATATCTTTTTAGCTCCTGAGTATTATATGCCATGAGTTCGTAATCTGGAACAGACATAGCAAAAAATACTACTTGACCTTGGTCTTTCTCTATACGAGCAAGAAATTCGTCAAGATTTTTTGATGAAACCACATACCAATATGGCTCCTTCAAATCTATTTCTCGAGGCATAACAGGTTGTATTATCTGCCTTTCTATTGGCTCTGCACTAACCTCTAATGTCTTCGTTGGGAGTAGGGAGCAGTTCGACACCATCATCAAGGTTGTCAATATCCCTACTGTCGTTTTCAATTCCATCAAATACCTCTTTCGTTGCTTTGTTAGCTCTTGATTCTATCAAGCCTGGCTTTGCAGCAGCTAACTTGGTTAAATTATGTCTTTTAAAAATATCAAGATAGCGATTCATTTCTAACTCTATCTCGTTATTCTTTGCCTGTAGAGTGCCTAAAGCTTCTCCTTGTAGTGCAAAGTCGTTTTTTAAAGACTCTATTGTTTTTTCTTGTGTTTCAATACCCATTTGTAATTGAGCATTGTTTTCTTTTAGTGTTTGATTTTCAGTATATAACCAATAACTTCCTAAACCTAACACTAATATAATCCCTATATAAAATTGATTCATAGTTTACTTATCCTATAATTTAAACCTTCTGCTCCTCTTATCTCTACAACTTCATTGTCTACTGTTTTAAAAGAGATATACTTTTCTTGTTTGTAATAAAATTTCTTCACAATAAAACTTTGGTCGTCAGAATCTCCATATGTAGAGTTATAACTTACTGTAAGTTTATATCTCTCGCTGAATAAACTGATTAGCCATTGCTTGAATCTTTCAAATTGCTTTCTAATTTTTCTATCCTCTCTAGTAACTCTTTGAAGCCTTCAAATTCAGACAACCCTATTGCTGGGTGTGAATCTTTCTCTAAATCTGAGACTCTTCTGTTTAAATTGCTTACTACTACTTGTAGTTGTTCTATTAGTGATTCCACTCCTTTCCCTCAAACATTAACGCTTCTGCCTCTCGTCTTCTTACTAAGCCTTCTAAAACTTTTCCTCCAGCTTTATTCCACCTTTTTATTTGATTTGGCACATCAGAATAGTCTCCTGCATTG